ATGCCCGAACTGACCGACCTCTCGGTGATCCGCGCCCTGTGTGAAAAATACGATTTTGCACTCTCCAAGGGTTTTGGACAGAACTTTATCATCAACCCGGGCCTGCCGCCCAAGATCGTGGATGCCAGCGGCGTGGATAAGCGCTATGGCGTCATTGAAATCGGCCCCGGCATCGGTGTGCTAACCCGGGAACTGGCAAAGCGCGCCGCCAAGGTGGTGTCCATTGAGGTGGACGAACGCCTGCCGCCGCTGCTGGCCGAAACAATGGCCGGAGTGGACAATTTCAAACTGGTATTACAGGATGTACTGAAAGTTGACCTGAAGGCTCTTATTGCGGAAGAATTCCCCGGTATGCCGGTGGCTGTGTGCGCCAACCTGCCCTACTACATCACCAGTCCCATCGTCATGAAGCTGCTGGGCGACCGCCTGCCCATTGAAAGCCTGACCGTCATGGTACAGAAGGAAGCTGCCGACCGTCTGGCTGCTGCGCCCGGCACCCGTGCATCCAGCGCCATCAGCTGCGCGGTGAGCTACTATGCCACCTCCAAAATGATGTTCACCGCTGCGCCCGGCAGTTTTTACCCGGCCCCCAAGGTGACCAGCGCCGTGGTGCGCATGGAGATCCGTCCGCAGCCCGCTGTGCAGGTGGAGGACGAAGAAGGCTATTTTGCGCTGGTGCGTGCCGCCTTCGGACAGCGCCGCAAAACGGCTGCAAACGCCATTGCCAGCGGCCTGGGGATGTCCAAGGACGCGGTGACAGCCGCCATTGAAGCCGCCGGTTTTGATGCCCGCATCCGCCCGGAAGCCCTCACACTGGAGGATTTTGCAAAGATCCAGCAGGCCCTTGCCCGGTGAAGCAGCCCGCTGCTCAAAAAAGAATACAACAGACTTTGAACCCCACAGGAGCCGTCCGCGGTTCCTGTGGGGTTTTTATGATAATAGAATCGAATGGTTCGATTTTATTATCGATGTATTGCGTTGAAAATTCCTGGTATCAAAACGTGATACAACAGAAAAGAATGCTAAAAGCAGACGAAAGCATGAACTGATGGCAATGGCACCTCATTTGTTAAACGGTATAGTATACTGTTTGAGGAATGGGTTTTTGCGCGCCAAGAAGATATTGACAAGCCGCGCGTTTTTTGGTATTCTATCAAAAGACCGCTTGGTCCATGCTGGTGTGGCGCAATGGCAGCGCAACTGATTTGTAATCAGTGGGTTGCAGGTTCAACTCCTGTCACCAGCTCCACAAAAAAGAGCCTAGATTCGTTAAAATCTAGACTCTTTTCTTTTGTCACAACACACTATTTAACACACATTGCGCTTTCTGGTGCGTCCTCTGGGATAGTCAGAGCGGCTAGAGCGGTTCTCCTATAGCCCGAAATAGATGTTGGACTTAACCCCACTTTGTCGGCAGTCTGTGCACAGTTCAGGCCGTCGATATACTGACAACACAGCACTCGAATCTGATTCAGTGTCAACTGCCGTTGGTCGTACAGAGCGTTGATGATCTCGGTGGCGATGTTCTGCCCGTGCTGTTGTTCGTCCTGCAGCTTCTTTTCCAGCGTGGTGATACGCTGCACGCTGTCGGCCACACGGTCAAAATGAGCGTTTGTGGGGGCAGCCTTTGCCGGGTTTAGGCTTACACAGATGGACGTGGAACGGCTGCGAACCTCTGCCAGCCGTTCAGCAATGCGGCGCTGTTCGGCAAGGCTGTCCCGGTAGCGGTTCAACCATGCACGTTTACGCTCCCGCTCTGGGTCTGGCTGCTTTGCGGTCTGGCTCATTTGTTCCCTCCCAGAAACTGCTTTGCGGCATCGTGGGCGAACTTTTCCAGCTCGTCCTTGTGGTCTGCGATGGCGTTCTGTCCCCAGTAGGAACCGCGATGACGTTCTGTTTCGCCCCTCGCGCCGTGAAGGTCTGTGCCCTGCTCATGCAGATAATACTGTTTACGAGCGTAGGGCGTATTGTACACCAGTTTGCCGTCCTTGAAGTCGGATGCAGCACCGTTCACGCTGCCTTTCAGCTGGCCACTGTCTAGCGGAACATATTTGTCCACAACATCGGCCACTTTCTGAGAAAAGGCAAACTGCAGCCTTGCAAACCGCGCGTCCATGTCGGCCTGAAAGCCGGGCCGGAACTGGATCTTGAAATCAAAAACAGGTGCGCTCACTTTTATTTTCCTCCTAGATTAGATTGTGATTTCGCTCGGATATCGCTTCGTCCTCTGCGGGTTCTTCCGGCGGTAGCAGATATAAATCATCTTCCCATAAAAGAGCGGCTCGTGCACTAGATACAGGGCTACCGCCCATAACGATGCATTCAAACAGTTCATAGAGCTGTTCTGTCAGGCCGTCCAGCTGTTCGGGCTTGTCGATAGATACCACTTCACGCTCTGGCATGATATGCAGATCTGCCAGCTGCATAAGAGCTTTCGGCAACTGTGCCACAAGCTCGGCGGTGCTGCCGTCGCTCAGATGCAGAATAAACCGGGGCCAGTTCCGTTCCGCGTCCTGCTTGACCGTAAGGGTCGCAATGCGGGCAGCAAGCCGGTCAATCCGTTTCATTGGCTGCACCTTCCAGCTCGGTCAATTTGGCTTCCAGCTCATTCAAGCGCCGCTCCTGTTCATCGGCCCGGATGGAGCTTAACACAGCATTTCCGGCATAGATCAGGGCATTTGCCTGCTGCGGGGTGATCTCGCCATTCAAAACCATGTTGGAAACGCGGGTCATGGCTCTGCGCACCTCGCCCGGATTGGTCATTTTAAGGTGTTTCTTTGCGGTCATGGGGTCGGTTCGCCTCCTATCAAAAAAAGGGCGCACAGGTTGCCCCATGCGCCCGGATGATGCTTTATCAGGTGGTAGCCTGATAGTAAATTGCCTTTGCCTTGTTCTGAAGCACGAAAGCGTCGTACACCACGCGGCCCTCCACCAGACTGCCAGAAATGCCCGGCGGGTCGGAGTGGATGCGGTAATCCTTCAGCTTCAGCGGGGCCACGGTCGCGCAGGGGTGGCACAGCATAAAGCCGAACTTTGCAGGCAGGCGGCTGGCGGGCACCTTCTGCACCGCTGCGCCGTCCAGATTGGATACCACACCACGCAAGCGCATATCCTCGCCCACCTCGGTACCAAGGACGATTTCCTTGCACTTCTTCATGATACGGTAAATCTCCGGGGTGACAACCAGCACGCGGCTAGTTTCGGGCACGCCTGCTTCATCCATCAGGGTACCGGCCTTGCAGATCTCATCATAGATGTTTTCTGCAGTCAGCTCCACGGCTGCGGGCTTGGTGCCTGCGTTGGTGCACATAACACCGTAGGTGTACGCGTCCACTTCAGGGATAACCACCTCGCGGTTCTGGCGGGCCAGAGCGGTTGCACCGGAAAGCTGCTGCTGCGTTTCGTCCTCGTCCAGCTTATCAATGACAAAGGTGAAAGAGCGGTCTTTCTCAATGGTCAGCGGGTAGGTGGTGGCATTGAGCTGTTCCACCTCACCAAAGCGGCTACCGGTGGCGGGGTCGCCATTGCGGGCATAGTCGTTCATCTTGCCGGTGCTGACCTTGTACACGCGGACGGTCGCTGCGCCGTCCCATGTGAAATCCTGATTGGTCACAAGGCTGCGTTTGCTCTCAGTGGTAAACTGTTCGTCTACCTTGGGCAGAAATTTAGTAGTCAAATCTACGGTTGCCATAAGTCAAATCATCCTTTCGGTTTGAATGCGTCCGCGATCGCGTCATGAAAGCCAGGGGAAAGCGGAGCACCGGTCGCCGATGCAGAGAAGCGGGCAATGCCGCCAGCGGGCAGGATCGCGCCGGGATCAGATGCGGAATACTGCTTGACGTACTCGTCAAACCCCACGATCTGACCGCCCTGCAATGCAAAATCCTGCTCTTTGCACTGGGCAAGGAAATACTGCCGGGCGCTCTCGCTGGAAAACTTCAGTCCTGCGGCCTGCTGTGCAAGGGCGTTATCAAGCTCCATGTGCTCAAGGCGCTGGGCGGCGCTCTGCTCTGCCTGTGTGGCCTGTTCGGCTTCCTGCTGGGCTTTCAGATCTGCCGCTGCCGTCTCGTGCAACTTGTCCAACAGCGCGGTGAACCTCTCCGGGTCGGACGTGTCCAGCAGGTCAAGGAAAGCTGTGTCATAGCCTTTGGCCTTACAATGATCTTCACAGGCTGCGCGGCTCTCTTTCTGCTGCATGGCCTGTTCACGCTGCTGCACGGCGGCTTCCCGCTCATCCAGAGCGGTTGCACGCTCGTCCTGTTCGGCCGCGCCTGCTTTTACTCTATTCAATCGTTCGCGGACGATGTTGTTTACTTCTTCTTGGGTGAACATCTTCCCGGCGGGGCCGTTTCCCTCCGGCTGAGTGGTATTTTCCTGCTGGGCGGTGTTCGGGGTATTGTTGTCGGTCATGGTGATTTCCTTTCCCGGCCTGATGCCTGCGGCCGTTACAGTGATGGTTGTGCAATCTGCCAGTTTTGCGACGTGGGCGGCGCTGCGATCAGCACCAACACTGGGCAAAATTGCACAAAAATAGGCACAGAGAACCGCCGAAGCGTTTTCCCTGTGCCTTATCAGCTAACCGGTCAGCCCGGCGGTACTCTATGCCTTATAGGTTTATTATACCACTTGCCCGGGGGATGGTCAACTGTTTTGCTTGGTGTTATGCGGCTTTTCCGGTTTTGTAACGGTCAGAAACACGGCAGAAACACCGGCTTTCTTCGCGCTTTCATGTACTCTTGCCGCCGGAAACATCGCCCGCAGAGCGTCCAGCGTGGCCTGTGCGGCGCTTTCCTGCTCTGGGGTGTAAGTTATCTTCACCTTCACTGCTGGCCCTCCTGAGCTTCTTCCTTTGCCCACTTGAAAATATGCCGGACTTCCACGGCTAGCCCGATGATCTTCGCGCCGGGCAGCTCGTCGAAGCGAATAACATGCTCATGCCGGGTGCGCGGCGCGTCTGCCAGCAGTTCACCGTTGCAGATCAGGCGAAGCAGCAGCACGGCACTGTCCGTCTGCACGGCCACGATCTGGCCGTCTTCTGCGTGGTCGCAAGCAGTAAAGGCCACGATGTCCCCGGCGCGGATGCCGGCGCTTTCCATGCTATCATCATCCATGATAAAGCAGAAATCCGGGTGCAGGTATGCCAGCGCGCTGGCGGTTCGACGTTCGCTCATGCCGATGCACCTTCTTTCTCAATCAGGTGTTTGGCGTAGATCCACACAAGCCGCAGTTTCCGATAGTCGGCCTTGTCCAGCAGAGCAGCGATTGCGGTGATGTAATCTTGCCTTGTCATGCGACCCACCCCCTCACCGGATGCCGCTGAACCACATCACAGCGGCACCAAAGAAAAAGACGAATGCCAGAGGGGCAACGCAAGAAAATTGATACATAGTCATTGTAAAATCCTCCATTTTTGATATAATGGGGGCGGTATTGTCTGGAAACTTTACCGCCCATCTGCCGCCCACGCTGCTGGTACAGTGTGAGCGGCTTTCTTTTTTGCGGCTGGCGGTCTGGTAACGCGGCAGCCTGTCATGTTTCGGGTCGCAATTCTGTACAAGCGGAGCGGTTCAGCTGCGGTCACTGTCAACGGGTGTTGCATCGGGATACAGCAGTTTTTTCACCATCTCCTGCGGTACGCCCGCAATGATCGCGGGCATTTTGCTCGCCCGACCATCATGGAAGAACATCAGCACTTCGCCGGTGGGGTTATTGAACACCAGCGCATCCTGCCCGGCGTCCAGCGTGTCGGTCAGCCTGCACCCGCTGCGGTCGGGGTGCCGGTCGGGGCAGTCCAGCTGACAAGGGCAGTTATCAAAGGGACATGTACGAATTTTAGCTTTCATGGGGGCAAATTCCTTTCTTTCTAACTTCGCCAGTTCTGACAGAGTGATGTTAAATGGCGAAGTTACATTTTCCTGACGGTATAGCGTTCAAAAACCAACTTCGCCAACGTGGCCAAGTTCGGAGCGAGTGACCAAGTTTTAACTTGGCCAATATGTGCAACTTGGTCAAACTGGGCAAGTTCAAAAATACAACGTATATAAATAATTATTTTGAAACTTGGTCACCTGTATCACTCTGTAAGGGAAGGCGCGTAAACCATCCATGCACCCCGCCGGGCTGATTTATCACAAACTTTTCAATCTCGCCGGATTTTACAAGTTCGCCGTAAGCGCGGTTATAGGTTTTTTCGCTACTTCCAACTTCTCGTATTACAGCTGCGCGCAGTTCGTTGCTTGCCATGCTTCCGAGTTTGCTTTCAGCCAGCACGTTCAAGATTGCGGCGGCAGTATCGTCCTTGGTCTGGGCAATCCTAAACCGGCGTTCCTCGATGAAATCAGCGTCTTTCTTGTCGGTGTAGCCATCGAACACGGCGCGGGCCGTCTTGATGCCCTCCACGGTGGCGTTTTCAATGTGCATCAGCACAGTTTGCTGCTTTTCGCTGTAGTTCGATTTTTCGTGACTGACATAAATTTTGCCGTCGTTCTTGGAATAGCCCATAATCAGCACGCTGCGGGCAATGTCCCAGATGTCGGAGCTGTCAGCGAGACGGCCACGGCCCGAAACGCCCTGTTTTTTGTTGGTGTGCATCACGATCAGCGTCGCACAGTTGTGTTTGATGTTGATAGCCTGCAACGGGGTCAGGGTACGGCGAATCTGGTTGCGACTGCCCATGTCTACATTGCCGGGCAGAAAGCTCTGCAGCGGGTCAACCAGCACCAGAATCGGCTCGATCGTGTCCACGAAGTCGGCCAGCGCCTTGTCATTGACGCACAAAATCTTGTCGTTCTCAATGAAATACTGGTCTGCCGTCATGACATGAACCTTGCTCATATCGGCACCCGCTGCCATGTAGCGCGTCGTCAGCACCTTGCCGGGGTCGTCCTCACCGGACAGCACCAGCACGCGGCCGGTCTGCGCAGGCGGCACAGGAAAGAACCCAGACGTTTTACCGGTGGTCACACAGGCAATGAGCTGCGCCGCCCAGAAGCCTTTACCGGTGCCGCCATCCGCGCCCAACAGGGAAATTTCACCCAGCGGGATAAGGCCGGGCACAAGCCACTGGATCTCCTGCGGTTTCACATCCAGCAGACACACCGGTGCAGAGGGCTTGCCGAAATGCCTGTCATGCCAGCGGTCAGCGGATTCATCGAACGCCGCCGGGTCGTCAGCGGCACGCTTGGCACATCCGGCACGCCACACGTCAAAGCGTCTCCAGTTAACCCCGCTTCCCGGCTCTGTTACTTTGTCCTGAAGGTATTGCAGTCGCTCCAACTGTTCTTCTGAATCCCTGCCGATGTAAATAAGCTGATAGGTGTAATCATTCAGCAGTTCAGCGGCGGGGGTCTGATTCAGGTATTGCAGAAAGGGTTGCAACTTCTTTGCGCGTTCATCTTCTCGCAAGTTATCACGCCCCCTTCTTCTTGTATTCCTTGGGCGCGTCCTCAAAGAAAAACGTGCCGATCTGATCTGTTGGAATGCCCACAACCTTGGCAACGCGGGCGATCTCGTCCCCGTTCCACGGCAAACGGCCAGTCATGCGGGCGGTCAAGGTGCTTTCGGCCATGTTGGCACGCTTGGCTACTTCGCCCTGCTTCATTTCCAGTTCTGCGAACCGGACGCGGAGTTTGTGAAATGGTTGATACATGGTTTAATCCTCCTTCAAATCGTCCACGGATACGCCCAGAGCGGCGGCTACACGCTTTACAGTGTTCTCCGTGCAGCTTTTGCCACCACGTAAGGCGGACAGTGTGCAGCGGGAAATACAAGCCTTTTCAGAAAGCTCGCTGATGCTGACATTCTGCCGGGCCATTTCTGCAATCAGCTTGATTCTGCCAATACGCATTTTTATGTTCACCTCCTTGTTAACGCAATTGCGATAACTGTTCTAATTATATACGCATTTGCATAAATGTCAAGCAGAATATTTGCAATTGCAAAAATATGTGGTATAATTTACGCAACAGCGAGAAAGGAGACTGTAGTCCATGGGAATTGGCAAAAGAATTGGCGAGGAATGCGCTCGACACGGTTTGACGATACGGCAATTGTCACTCAAGGCGAATATTCCGTATTCAACGCTATATTCAGCGATAAAGCGTGATAGCGATGGGATGGATTTTGAAACAGTGAAGAAACTTGCCGCTGTACTTGGTATGTCGTGGTATGAACTGTACCCGGGCAATAAAGATAGTGAAGAAATCAAGTCTTTTTTTGGCGATTTGGATAAAGTGGTAAAGTCAAAAGATTATAAGGAAAGGCTTGAAAGCGCAAGTGCATATTTGATCGAATTGCAGAGCGACACGGAGTACAATTCTGGAACTGACTGGACTGTAGAAGAAAGGAACAGTTGGATAAGGCAAAAGATTCCCGATACAGCAAAGCTCTTTAATGTTGATACCACAGAGTTAAACAATTGTGTTCAGTGGAATTTTCCAAAAGGTGAAGAATGGTTAAGCAACATTCAAGACGCCATCGCAGCATTTAACTATCGGAACAACGGGAAAATTGTATTTAGGTATGTTGAAAAAATTTGTCGGGCTTTTACAGGCATGAGTGTGGACGGCCAGGAAGAAGCCGCAAAGCGTGTGCAGGAGCTTGCCCAGATACCTGCCTACCAGCGCCCGGCAGGTGCCGTCCAGAGCGCCGCCGGGGATGCAGGCGACAAAGACCCCGCCAAAAAATAAAAGCGCTCACAGGGACTTTATAGCCGGTGTGGGCGCATAGCACATATTGATGTTTGGAAGGGGGGTGCAGCCAGATGAGCAAGCGAACCAACACGGCCCAGTGGGAAGAAAAATACCAGCGCTGGCGCATTGCCGTGCAGAAAGACGGCGTACGGAAACAGTTCTATAGCAGCACCCCGGGCCGCACTGGGCAGCGGGAAGCCAATGCAAAGGCTGACCGCTGGTTAGATGATGGCATTGGGGTCAAGGCCCGCCGGGTGGAGGATCTATATCAAGAGTGGTATGCCACAGTGGTAAAGACCACGGGCACCGGCAACCAGCGGAACGTTGAAAGCCGCTGGCGTACCCGGATACTGCCTGCGATCGGCAGGAAGCGTATTACCAGCCTGACCGAACAGGATCTGCAGGACGTGGTAAACGATGCCTACAGCGATGGCCTTGCAAAGAAGTCCCTGCAATCCCTCTGCGCGGATATGCGGGCATTCTGCAAATGGTGCCGTGCAAAGAAGCTGACCACCTTCCACCCCGAAGGGCTGCATGTGCCAGCTGGCGCACGTCCCAAAGGCAAGAAGGTGTTGCAGCCGGATGCCCTGATAACGCTGTTTCGCGTAGATACGAGCCTGTACAGGGGCAAGCGGGTGCATGATGATTTTATCCATGCCTACCGCTTTCAGGTGCTCACGGGCCTGCGCCCGGGTGAACTGGTGGGCCTGCGCTGGGCCGATGTCAAAGGCGGCACCGTGTTCATCTCCCGGGCCGTGAACGTGCTGGGCGAACAGACGCGCGGCAAGAACGACAACGCCGTGCGGGCCTTTGTGCTGTCTGATCTGGCGCGTGCCGTGCTGGAACAGCAGCGGGCCGTCACTGGGGCCGGTGAGAGCGTGTTTTGCCTGAAAAGCGAAGCCTATTACTATAAGCGCTGGCAGGTCTATTGCCGGGTGAATGAGATCCCGCCCGTGTCGGCCTACGAGATGCGACACACCTTTGTCAGCGTGGCAAAGAAGCTGCCCGCCGGTGAGGTCAAAGACCTTGTAGGCCACTCTGAGGACATGGACACCTTCGGCGTGTATGGCCACGCCCTGACCGGTGAGGATGTGCAGACCGCGCAGGCCGTCAACAGCATGTTTTTGAAGCTGCTGCACGCCGGAAAATAACACACATTTTAACACACTTTTGATTTTGTGGGTGTGTGGGCTGTGCAGGATGGTACAAGAAAAAGACTGCTAAACGTGCAGATTTTAGTGTAAAAATCTCCATTTTTCAGTGATGCAATGCCGGCGGCTCGTTCAACTCCTGTCACCAGCTCCAAAAAGCCGCTCAGGAACGTTGATTTCCGGGCGGCTTTTGCTTTTGTGTTTTTGCTTTCGGCACAAAAATCCAAAAATTCCGCAAAAGATGTTGACAAACTACCATCCGGGTGGTAATATATACAGGCAATCCATGGACTGCAAAAACTGAATATGGGCGTGTTCCCGAGTGGCCAATGGGGACAGACTGTAAATCTGCTGCTTTCAGCTTCGGTGGTTCGAATCCACCCGCGCCCACCAAACAAGAAAAATCCGAACCTATTTCCGATTGGAGAAGGGTTCGGATTTTTCGTTTTCTTCGGGTACGACAACGAAGGCTCCCGTGGACGGCGCAAAACTCTGATGCCTTGTCATAGACCGTAAGCCGATAACGAGAATTGGAGGATGCGATTATGAAGTACGATGAAAGAGCCTGCAAATTCAACATGGACACCGGGTGCGTAGAACTGCTGCTCCGGGATGGGAGAAAAATCTCCATTGACTGCACCGGGGTTGAGGATGCTCTGGATGTTACCATGGAGCAGAGGTCAGAACTGGACTACCTCATTTACAATGACCCGCTGGGCTATGCGGACTTGATTTTGAATGGCGACCCAGAGGAATATTTGAAAAATGCAGCCGGGAGCCATGAGTTAGAAGATTAAGGACAAAAAAATAAGAGGTGTGCCCAACTGGACACACCTCGGTGAGATACATCTATATAAGGCAGGGCGTTCCCTCTTTACCGGGAGCGTCCTGCTGTTTTTATGCGGCAACAGGCAAGGCTTGTAGAGCTTCCTGCTCTTTCAGCCATTCCTCGTATTCACGCTGGCCTTCCTCGCTGTTGAAAAACTCAACCATGGAGGGATAAAAGCAACGCGCAAGGGTCTTGATTGCTTCATCCGGGTAGCCGGATTTGTTTGACTTCTTCTTTTTATTCAAATAGTATCCTCCGAAAATCAAAGTTCCATATCCTGACCACGCTTGCGGTTTTGCTGCGGCACATTCATGGTGCGCTCCTGCTTGAGGGCGAGAATCTTTTCCAGAAAGCTGCGCACCAGTTCAGGCGCACGGTGGAGCGCGTCCAGATAGGGCTTCACTTCATACCAGAGCTCATGATACTTTTGACCCCAATGAGCAGCTTCCTTCTTGGCGGTGGAAAGTTCTTCTTTCAGGCGGCGGTTCTCCACGTCCATCATATAGCCATGGTCGGCCTGCCTTTTCAACTTAGAAAATTCCTCTTCGGTCAGCGAGTAGTTACCGAGAAAGGTGCGCTTGCCGATATAATCCAGATCGCGCGCATGAATGAGGGCTTCTTTCGTGAGCGTGGCCTTTTTCTGCACAGCGGCAAGTTCCTTCTCCTTTTTGGAGAGGGTCTGACTGGTTTTGGCAAGCGACTGCGCCTTTTGGTCGGCTTGGGCGGTCAGGCTGTCCAGACGTTCCTGCTCCCGCTGGACTTTGAACTGAGTGACAGTCAGGTGTTCTTCGGTGTTGCCACGTTCGCCGCGCTCTATATCGGTGTACCCGGCAGCGCGCATATAGTTGAAGAAATCGTCTTGCAGGACACTGTACGACTTCTTCAGGACTGGTTTGCCGTTCTTTTGCAGGACAGGCTTTCCGGCATCGTCCAGCAGGGGCCTGGATGCCCACTTCTTGCTTCGGCTGACCTGCATGACAGTCTCCTTGACGGTGCCGACCAGTGTCTTGTCCTTGCAGCGTTTCGACCACAGGATCTGCTTTTCCACCACAGGTACATAGACCACATGGAGGTGGTAGTGGTAAACTTCGCGGCCTAGTGCCTCGGTCATGGCACGGTTGATCTCATCGGCGTGCATGACAGCCGAGAGGATATACTGCTTACCACCCACGATCTGAACGGCTGCTTTGTAGGCATTCTCATAGAACTGCTTGGCGAACTCGTAGCCACCGTGATTGTCAAAATAGGCCGAGTTGACATCAAAGACAAGTTCACAGTAGTGGGTAGCATCCGGCTTCAAGCCGCGCGTGGAGATGGTTCCGGCGGCTTCCAGTTGGGCGAATAGGTCGGTGTAGCTGGCGGTAGGCTTTTTGAAGTGGACGTTCCATGCAGTGCGCTGGGGGATAATGTCGGGGTTCCGATAGCTATCCTTTTCGCGCTCGTTGTGCTGCTGGGTGTTGCCAACGGCCTTGTCCGAAACGGCGAGATTTCGGACACTGGTGCGGTCAATACCATCATTTCTTGCCAAAGGGCATCCCTCCTTTCAAGGTTCATCGAGAGGTGACGGGGAACGAAGATGCACTTCTTCGGAAGTGTAATAACTCACTATGACACTTTCATCCCTGCGGTCTGCAAAGTGTAGTGGGCTCTTCGAGGACTCTCCGAGGGGGAACGTCTCCTGCGGGAGAGCTAATCGAGTTCACGTTTGCGAAGCAATGAAAGCCCCAGTGGGGCTTTTAAGTGACAGAACGGTCTTGCGCTAGCAAGATGGAGGGGCCTCGCCCCGACAAGTTCGCACAATGCGAACTTGATCGCTCCGTACGCATCTGAAAAAATTGCGTACGGACTTCAAATAACCCGTACGGTCTGTACGGTGTACGGAAACATAAAATACAAACGATAACACGTTCAAATTTACCTCAATTTGCCGTACAGGTGCGTACAAGTACAGACCGTACAGGTTGTACGAACTTCTTCCGTGAAAAAATGCACTTTTTACGGGCAGGGGTGGACAAGCGGCTCGATGCCTACAAAACCCCGCACCCTGCGACCACCGGGCAGATAGATGTTGTTGGTGGCTTCAAGGTTGTAGCGGCGGTCATTCTGGCGCAGTTCCGCGCTGAAACGGATGGCAGATACGCTGTGACAGGCGTTGTCCTCACACCACTGCTTATAAATGTCGTAGAACTCCTTGGAACTGATGGAGTAGTCCGCCTTGAAACGGAAGTAGCCCTCGGACTCCATGAAGTCGATGACATTGTTGCTGCTGCGCTTGATGGTGTCCACGTTGGCGGCGGCTCGTTCGCTGACCGTGAAGCGGAAATCGTTCTGCACCAACCGGTGCAGCCCTTCCAGACACCACAGCAGGATGCCTTCCAATTCGGCGCACATCTTTTCCACAAGGAAAGGGTCATCCGTGCGGTCAGCAGGCTTGTCCTTGGTGGTCAGGATGAGCTGACGGCGAAAGAAGCCGTCCGAATGGTCATACAGCGAGGTCAACGCACCGTTGCCGAAACAGAGGAACCGGGCGTAAATGTCACGCTGGTAGCTCTGGACACCCTTGCGCTCCAAGTCCAGCTTGGCTTCGGCGGTCACGATGGTCTTGATATAATTCGTCTTGGGCAGGGCGTTCATGTCCATATCATCGTCGATCATCAGCAGGCGGCGTTCCAGATCGGCACGGGCAAAACGGTTATTCTCCACTTTCTGGACGCTGCCATTGCTGGCGGCATCCCCCATGAGTCGTTTCAGCACCAGCCCGATTCTGGATTTGCCTTCGCCGCCCTTGCCGACAATGAGCATCATCTTCTGTCCCTTGGTGCTGGGAATCAGACAGTAGCCCAGATATTCCTGCAAGGTGGGGATGTCGGCATCGTCCAGCAGCTCGTGCAGAAAGGTCAGCCAGCGGCCAGGGCTGGCGGCTTTGGGGTCATACCTCACAGGCAGGCGGTTCTGGCAGAACAGGCGGCTCTCCTGAAAAGAGCCGTCCGGCAGATGGTACACGCCGTTCTGGAGGTGGATGCAGTCCTGCTCGATGGGGAACGGATCGGAAAAGGCCAGCAGCTTGATGGTCTCCAGAATGTTGGTGACCTTTTTGGACAGGCCAGAGGTGACATATTCCTCGATGTTTTCCAAGATGCGCTGCTTGATCTCGCTTTCGTCCTCTACCGGGCCGTCCAGCGTGTACAGCGTTCCGCTGACGCATTTCAGCGGCCACTGTTCCAGAAAGGCGCGGCCAAACTGGACTTCATCAATCTTCTTGCCGTTGTACCAGTCCGGCCATAAGGGGTTGCGGGAAATGTTTTTCTTCATGTGGTGGTTCTCCTTTAAAAAAGTAAAGTGGTGATTATCATAATGATAAGCACCACTTTAGGTGAATGAATCGTCAGGCGCACTTTGCTAGAGCAAGGCGGTCGGTGCGCTCCTCCAGCATCAGCAGGTACGACCCGGACAGCAGCCGTGCAGCGGCATCGGCTTTCTGCTGGGGCGTCCCAAATGCAACGCAGTCCGTCAGGTGCTCGACTGTCTCGGTCGTGTGGAGGGCTTCTTCAAACCGTGGGTCATGCGGCTCCTCCGGGGTGGCAGGCTTGTAGCGCTCCTGCCAGTCGTGCAGCAGGTCAAGATAATCGGTCAGCACCCGCAGGCAGTAGGCGATGTCTGCCCACTGCTCGTCCGTCAGGCCACGCTTGGGCGGCGGCAGAGCGATGGCATTGGCGGGCGGCTTGTCCGGGTCAAGCCCGAAGTCACTTGCGAGCTTCTCGGCGGCTTGCCGGGGGTTCAGGTCGAACAGCTTGGCGGTGAGGTCGATGGCATCTCCATTGGCCCCGCAAGCGAAACAGTAATAGTAGGATTCGTTCAGCATCATACTGGGGTGGTTGTCGGAGTGGAACGGACAGCACACCATGCCATGGCGGTCGGGCTCCATGCCGTACATCTCTCCCACCTGCCGAACGGTGATGGCGGACTTGACAGTTTGATACAGGCTCAAGGGCATTCCTCCTTTGTTTCGTGCGTTGCACCAGAGACCCCAAAGTGGGAACTCTGGTGTTTTTTGTTTCCTGCCTGAATATACGGGGAATTTTGCAGAAAGAGCAAAAAAGCGGCAGAACTGCAACGGAAAAAGAAAAAAGCCCTCACTGGTTGCAGGGCTGCAACAGCAAGGGCAGAGAGGAAACCGTATATTGAACAAAACGGCAGAGCGTATTATAATGAGGAAAAAGCTCAAAAAGGAGGGCCGACCACATGGCACAGGAATATCTGCCTGCACCATCCAACATCCGTCTTGCGGACTTGATGAAAGAGCACAACATCAGCCAGCCGGAGCTTGCCAAGGAAATCGGCTGCTCCAAAAGCACTATCAGCCGCTTCATCAGCGGCGCAAAAGGGACGCTGACCCATGAGCAGGTGCTGAAAATCGCAAGGCTGTTTAATGTGTCCACGGATTTCCTGCTGGGGGAAACCAACATCCCCGACCGCAAAAATTACGACATTGCCGAACTGGGCTTGTCCGTAGAAGCTGCAAAGAACCTCTACACAGGGCGTGTCAATACAGAGGTGGTCAACCTGCTGTTGGAAAACGCCCGCTTTGCAGAGCTTACTTACCGCATAGCGCAGTATTTTGATGATACCTTTGCATCCGGTATCGCGGCACAGAACGCCATGCTCACGACATTGAGCACCCTGCTGCGCACAAGGGTCAAGACCCCGGAGGCAGCCAAAGCCGCAAAGGACATCAGCCTTCGGAGAAAGCCGGTGTATCAAGGTGATCTTGATGACATTGAAATGTACTTCATGGCGGCGGTCAAGGAAATCAAAAAGGACATCGGGAGCCATTACGCCGAACAGGAAGCCATGAGCAAGAAAGTGGCCGAGAAGATGTTCACCGAATTGACCAAAGGGCAGGACGTGCAGCACCCAACGATCACGGCAGAGCAGTTGACGGATGCAATGTTGGACAGTGTTTCGGGCATGAAAGGAGCCACGCCGGAAGCACTGGAACAGCTGCGGAGCGGTTTGCTGGGAATCTTGCAGTCTGCCGCAGAGCAGGAAAACGCCCATGAAGCAGACGAATGAACGGCTTTGTGCGCTGGCACAGAAAGGCGATGCTGCCGCACTGGACAGCCTGATCGAAAACAACAAGTCCTTTATTGGCAAGGTGGCGAATGACCTTTTTCGCAGCATGAATCTGGTACAGGCTGGCCTGAACCTTGACACGGACGATTTGAAACAGGCAGGCAATCTGGGCTTGTGGAAGGCCGTGCCAAAGTTCGATGCAGCGCGTGGCATGAAGTTCTTGACCTATGCGGCTCCGGCCATCCGCAACGCCATGATGGACATGGTGCGGGATGCCTTTGCCGCTTTTGAGCAGCGGATGGTGACGGAGGATAAGGACGGTATCTGCTACCAGCGCGTTTCGCTGGACGATGTTCTGCCGGGAGAGGAACAACTGCGGCGCATCGAAGCCATAGCCGACCCCTACGCCATGCAGCCACAGAGCATTATGGAAGAGCAGGAATCGCGCCGGGAACTGTACGATGGCTTGAAACGGCTGACCCAACGGGAGCAGACCTATCTGCTGTACCGCTATGGCTTCACCGATGGCGAGGAACATCCGCTGATCGGCACGGCGATATACTTTCACCTGACGAAAGGCCGCGCCAAAAAGACGGAGGAACAAGCTATGGATAACCTGTGGCTGGAACTGCCGTGGTGGTTTGTATGAACGAAAAGAAAAATCGTGATTGTGCTACAAGTTTTCTGAAAATTTATGTGCAGCTATACGATTTTGAAAAATTTTGTGGACAAACGAAATAAATCAGGCTTAAATTTCGTTATCTAAACAAAAAGCAAGGAGGGAGCTTTGATGACTTGTAAAAATTGTGGTTATGAAAACAAGCTGGGTGTTTGATATTGTCAGCGGTGTGGTCAATACATTGAGCCCAAACGGACATTGGCACAAGAAGTTAAATCGTGGGATTTTAGAAGCCTTGCTGGTGTTGGCCGTAGAGATGTGAATATTGCGCCGCTGTTTACTGCATCACCCGTTCAAACTCCAGCAAAAGCACACCAAACGCCCTCGCCTGTTGAACCGATGCCAGACGGAAGATGGTATTGCCCGGACTGCGGAACATTAAATGCTTCTTCTGAACGTTTTTGCAAAAACTGTGGAAAAGTCCGATAAATGTGAAGAAAAACATGGAAGGAGGAAACCGTATGAAAAAGAAGGCTATAATAGTTCTTTGCCTTGCGCTGGTACTTACATTGATTGGCTGTGGAAATAATGCTCAAAGTTCAGATGAGCACAATGCAGAATACGAAGAAGGCTATACCGCTGGCTACGAGGCCGGGTATCATGACGGAGAAGAGCAAGCAACCGGAAATGAAAAACATTTTGCACGGTTTTCGGGTTCTTTTACGGCCACTGTTGAGCAGATCTTGCCCGATTACTATGCACTGCCGGGAAAAACGGTTGCGGTTGTTCACTTCTTTCAGGACAGACCATTTTTGCTTCATTTCCAGAAAGACTTAACTGGTGAACTTATTGAAGGAACAGCTTATGTGTTTGAGTTTGAGACTTTTGAAGTTGAACTTCCAGACGATGAAGAAAATCCAAATATTTCAGATTATATGTATTCAATAAATGTTACCAATTATAGAGTTGCAGAAGATGACGAACTCGGATTGGAAGGAAAGATGCCAACTGTCGAAATAGTATCGAAGTAAGCAGCCAAGCTGTTTTATAATGAAACGCAAAGATGGCGGTACACATTGGAATAGGATTCAAAAGCCGTATGAAGAACAAAGCATCAAAAAAGAAAACTTGTCTCGGATTTTTGCTGATCGTATTTTTAGCATATGTGGTGTGCTATCTTCTTTCTCAAACAGTGTTTCATGAAATCTACTTGTTTGAATGGACAGCAGCCCATTATTATTTGTGTGTATGGGTTGCATCCGTTACTTTCTGTTTTCTGGAAATGTATAAAGCGGCTCTTATCACAACGGCTGGAAACTGGGCAGGAATTTTGATTGGACAAGTGTTGGGCGATTTCATTATTAAAATAAACGCCACAAAAATCACGCCGGATATGTATATAGGAAAAGTATGGCAGCTCAAGACACACTATGGAGTTTTGATTTGGCTGCTCGTTTTCCTACTTTCGTTTGTTATCGGAATGATTGTTGAAAAGAAAAATCATTGTTAAAATGCGTAGTTAATAATAGACAGCCATCTATTTGCAAGTCGCAAGTAGATGGCTGTCGGTTTTATCTGTATATTCTAATTAAAGGTCAATCCTCTAAATCTGTCATGGTCACTGCTGAGTGAGAGATAATGCTCAATTTAACGACGAATATATTGTGCAATATAGAGAATTTCAATTGCGACTTCGCACTTGATTGAAATGCAACGCAAAATACGTTACAATAAAGCTGAGGTGATAACCATGGAAAAAACGATGACACTTAACCTTCGTGTCAACCCTACTGTCAAGCAGCAAGCCGAGGATGTGCTGAAGCAGCTCGGCATCCCGATGGCAACCGCCATTGATATGTACCTGCGCCAGATCACCCTGACGGGCGGCATCCCCTTCTCGCTGTCCCTGCCGAAGGCTCCTGCGGCACTGAACGCTGACACCATGACCGATGACCAGCTCCATGCAGCTTTGCAGGTGGGCATCAAAGAGATTCAAAACGGTGATACCGTGGATGCTGCAAGCGCATTCGCACAGTTCAGGGAACAGCACAGATGAAGCAGTATGACGTGAAAATTTCCTATGCAGCCCTCAGTGATATGGAGCAGATTTACAGCTACATTGCTGACCGTCTGCTGGAACCTGACACGGCTATGGGGCAGTATAACCGCATTGCAGAAGCCATCCAGTCGCTGAACATCCTGCCGGAACGCTGTGCGCTGGTAGAGAGCGAGCCGGAGCGCACTCAAGGGCTGCGGCAGATGCTGGTGGACAACTACTCGGTGTTCTACATCGTGGGCGAGGATGCCGTGTCGGTGGCGCGTGTGCTGTACAGTGCATCCGACCTTGTGCGCCGTCTGCGGAGAATGAAATAAGGAGGTGCAGCCATGACCGCTGTGATTTACGCCCGCTATTCCAGCGACAACCAGCGTGAGGAATCCATCGAAGGCCAGATTCGTGAATGCACCGCCTACGCCGAAAAGAACGGCATCACGGTCATCAAGCACTACATTGACCGCGCCCTTTCCGCCAAAACCGACAACCGCCCGGACTTCCAGCAGATGATCAAGGACAGCGAGAAACGGTTGTTTGACATTGTGCTGGTCTGGAAGCTCGACCGCTTTGCCCGGAACCGCTATGATTCGGCCCACTATGAGTACCAGTTGGAGCGGAATCATGTCAAGCTGGTGTCTGCCACGGAGCCTATCTCTGACAGCCCTGCGGGTATCATGGTCAAGAGTATGCTCACCGGCATGGCTGAATACTACTCGGCAGAACTTTCTGAAAAAGTTGTGCGCGGCATGACCGAGAATGTTCTGAAGGGAAAGTACAACGGCGGCACGATTCCCATTGGTTTTAAGGTGGACGAGGAGAAGTTCTTTCAAATCGACCCGCTGAAAGCTCCCTTTGTGGTAGAAGCCTTTCAGCGGTACAACGATGGTGCGACCATGAAGGAACTGATGAACTGGCTGAACGACAGTGGCGTGACCACCAACCGCAATCAGAAGTTTACCTACAACAGTGTTCAGAAGCTGTTGACGAACAAACGGTACATCGGAGAAAACCACTTCAAGGACATTGTGATGCCCGACAGCATCCCGGCCATCGTGGACAAGGACTTGTTTGAAGAAGTGCAGCAAAAAATCAAGAAGAACAGCCGCGCTCCTGCCCGCCACAAGGCCGAGGACGATTACTTGCTCACCACCAAGCTGTTCTGCGGAATGTGCGGTGCCATGATGTTCGGCGAGTGCGGGACGGGTAGAAACAAGGTCGTTCATCATTATTATAAGTGCGCCACCGCGAAGCGTTTCAAGACCTGCAAGAAAAAGACCGTCCGTAAGGAATGGCTGGAAGATTTGGTCGTGGCTGAAACCATGAAGCTGATTCAGGACGATGCCGTGATTGATGCCATCGTTGCGGAAGTGATGGAGTTGCAGGATCAGGAAAACACCACTCTCCCTTTGCTGGAAAAGCAGATGCGCGAGGTAGAAAACGGCATTGAAAATATGCTGAACGCCATTCAAGCAGGTGTGCTGACCAACTCCACCAAATCGCGTTTGGAAAAGCTGGAAGCCCAGCAGAAAGAACTTGAGGTTCGGATCGCCGAAGAAAAAATCGCTCGGCCTCGGTTGAGTGAAAATCAGGTTCGGTTCTGGCTGACCCGGTTCCGCAAGCTCGACCCGAACGTGAAAAGCCACCGGGAGACGCTTATCAATACATTCGTGAATGCTGTTTATCTCTATGATGAAAAAGTTTTGATTACATTCAACTACAAAGACGGCACAAAAATCATCACTTTCGATAAAATCGCCGCCAAAGATGCCCCAGAGGGCAATGGTTCGGATTTGGGTTGCTTCGCTCCACCAAAAGGACCAGCGTAG